ACAGTAGGTTCTATCTCAGGAACACAGTCAGGATCAGGTAGTTTCTCATTCTCTCAGTCATTCACTAAGGGTGACATAGCAGGTACAGCATCTGAATACTCAGACTTCGGTAGTGTATCAATCACATCTGCAGGAACTCAAAACAGTTCTGCTAATGCACCAGGTACTATAACTAATGCTCACGCGATCACCTTAACAGGTACTGGTAACATAGGTACTGCTACAACAGGTCAGTTCGTAACTGAGGTTACTGCGTTCTAGGCATGTTGAGAAAGGGTATACATATAGTAGCACTAGGTGTACTTGCAAGTGCACCTGTATATGCTGTGCCCGTGGTCCCGAATTTCACTCAAGGCTCGATGACGTCAAATACGCAAACGACCTCAAAAGTGACGGAGACAATTAATTCGATGGATTATAATACAGGGTACCAATTTTCAGTAACGGGCTCAGGGGTAACCGCTAGTGGTAATCTCTCACCTACTACTACTGATGCTAACGTGACTATTAATGGAGTGACTTCGACATGGACTGGGATCGACACAAAACCCACCTTTCAACAGACAACACCAGGAGCAGCGTTTCAGTTCACAGAGACGTATCAAGCCCCAGGTCTTTCCAATCACACAATAATACAAAGAGTAACAGAGGTAACAAGCGTCACAGACACAACAAGTATCTTCTCTCAGTAGTCTTATGTTTGTCTCAACTTGCTAACGTCCCTACAGTTAAAGCAAGTGATGTAGGTGGTGTATCTGCGACTGCTAGTCCCATCGCAAATAGTTCTGGCTCAGTTACCAACCAGGCAATACAAGTTTTACAAGGTCCGTATATAACAAACACATATGGTAATGGGATACAGTGTCAAGGTCCTACCATGAACGTAACTCCATACGCCACTTTCACAGCATCAGCACAAAAACCGTACGAAGCGTGGTGGGATTCGCCAGTGTACAACATGATTGACGCTAATGATGATGGTGTACCAGACAATCCTGGTGAAATTTTATACTTCACTCCAAACCGTACAGGGCAGAAAGATAACTATAACGTAGGTCTAGGTGTTAGTGCTACATGGTCTAAACCATTAGACAAAGAACTACAGCAACAATGTAAAGATGCTGCAGCAGCAAATATCGCATTGATGCAACAAGCACATGCTAATAAAAGACTTGACTTTGAGATAGCCAGATTGAAAAATTGCGGAGAATTGTTAAAGCAAGGTATATCATTCCATCCAAACTCTCCTTACTATGCAGTATGTGCTGACGTTATGGTCAATGGTAAGAACGTTATCACTCCTCATGAACACCCGATACAACCTACTTCTTTTTCGACTTCTTCGGAATCTTTAACGGATCTAACCCTTTCGATTGGCGATATTGATTAGTCCTTATCTCTGACCTAGACAACTCACGATGCTTTCCAAGTTTCTTTTGGACGGCAGTCGTGATTTTTTTTATGACTGGTTTGATTGCTCTTAAAAGTAATGGAGTTGCTGCTGCTCCTGCTGTTGCGACTACTGCTATTGCCACTGTAGTGGTCACTTGATTTGGTGCAGGTAGGTACTTATCAGCAGCAGACGTTGGTTCATACAATGTCACACAGGTTTTACCATCAGAACTGAGCTCATGACCTACTACTTTTTCATCACCTGATTGTGTTAAGTCACCAACTCTTAGTTGTGCAGGACCTGGACATGGTACGTCACCACCTACATCACCAGTATCAGGAACCTCAGGTGGATCAACTTCTGGTGGAGGATCTACTACAGGTGGTGGAACGTCTCTTTGTATTATTAATTGCTCTGGTTCATAGTTCATTGCATCATAAGAAGGAACCCCTGCATCGCAATAAACTACGACACCATCGGGGTCATCCTTCTCTAGATTCTTATTCTTCATTATACTGTTACTGTTCTGCTCATGTGCTTCTACACATCCAGGCATATCAATAACAGGAACCCCTATCATATCAGGACTTGCTATAGGTCCGTAGATAGGGATTGCAGTAGGAGGATTATCAGTCAACCATGATGGTGGCATGAAAATCTGTGTTGTTCTAATCGTAGGAACGTTGCCACCATTTATCACTATAGTGGGGATTGTCATTAGCAGTCCTTGCTCATTTCCTCTGCCATATTGCCACCGATATCAGCACCTTGGTTACCACCAAACATTGCTACCCATCCTGCTGCTACCCAACCAACAAAGGGAATAGATGAAAGAGTAGGAGCTGCAGCAGCACCAATACTAGTGCCAACTACTCTACCTGTACCCTCTCCTGATCCTACTGCTTTGATACATGCGATTCTTTGAGCACTTATCTCTGCTGCTTGACCTTGAGTCAAACCTGGTGGATTGTCTATCCATGATCTTTGATTAGATACTGGTGCACCTTGGTTGGTCTTACCATCCATGAAGTATTGTTCAGCGACTTGAGTTCTATTAGTTGCTAGTCCTAAGAAACCTGCCTTCTCTTTAATATCTTTAGTAATGTATGCTGTCTTGGGATCGTTTGCAGTATAACTGATCTTATATCCTTCTTTATTTGCAGAGACAACATAAGAGGTATAGTCACCTACAGGTATATCTAAACTAGGAAGTTGATCTTTCTGCCTAGTCACCAATAATCCGATGAGACCCATATGAGTCACACCGATAACTAAACCTAAACTACCTGCGAACCACTTGTTCATGGCATTGGTGGGGTGAAACTATTAGGTATTGGTGCAGCTTTTGGAGCAACTGGAAGTCCTGTTGTCTTAGGTAATGATCCACTCATCATATTTGGGATCGCATCACCTACAGCATCCATAACCTTTGATTGGATACTATTTACGATGGCATCCTTTTGTGTATATAGATATACACCACCGCCAACAACGGTAAGAGATACAACGCTAGACGCAATAGCAAGTACATTGATAATTTTTTGCATGATGTTTACTTGTCGTTTGGAACAATTTTTACAGGAGCAGATTCAATCCTGATGGTTTGTGCGGGTGCAGTTTCAGATGCTTTAGCAATAAGAAACTCCATATCCTTTTTAGATATGTTAGCACTACCAGGATCAGAATCACCTTTCTTCTTCTTACCTCCCGCTTGGACGCCAAAAGTAGCTAGGGTTCCTGTGAAGACCGAAGCTATGAAAGTTGGATCAATCTTTTCTCCTGCATCATAACCTGGTATTTTAACGTAGTTCAAAGTTAAAATTCCTGCTGACCACACGAGAACGATCACTCTTATGAGTGTCGCTAAGTACATCAGTTGCTCTTCTTTATCGTCAACTGCTTCCTTAAGTTTACCTAGAGGACCTTTCTTTTCCTCTTTTTTTACTTCTGCCATAATTTTAATTTCCTACATTATTATCTATACAATAAAGATTTCCGCTTATTGAGATGCGAGTATTGTCTGTTGTATAGAATGGATTGACTCCGTGATTGAGTCTGGCAGGGAAGAATGCTATCTTCCACTCCCATGTCTTGTCTATATATAAGTATTTTGTATCTAGTCCTCCGAGTGCTGTATTATACTGGAACATAAATGCTGCAGTTTCATTTTCATTTGCTGCGTATCGTTCTTGTTCCTTCTTTAAATCGTATGGTATCTGTACCCAGATGACAAAGGAGAATATTCCACTGTGTATATGTAGAGGATTGAAATCATATTTCTTTTGATAGTTTACCCATAGTCTTTGTAGTTTAAAATCAGATGTTTCAATGTCTCTCATGGTTTCTGCTACACCCATAGCAGGTTGGAAACCAAACTGTTTGATGTATTCATATGAAAGACAACGAGTGAATGCACTAATCTCTTTAGTAAGAGGTAAACTCCACTCTTCTTGTAAGTGACCTCTTAAGGTTTTTCTAGCATCGTTCTCAGGGATCTTTTCTAATGAGTCCATACTCTCTCGCAACTCTGCTGCTACAAGAGATGGCACATCTGCTACGATATAACCTGGCGAGTTCAACCAATGAACTTGATATTGGAAGTCACTCATTCTGCAGTACGTTTCTTTCCTATATTATATTTTGATTCTAATGTCCACTCACCCTTCTCTTTAAATGCTATGACTTTGATTTGACTTAAAGGTGCGACCTCTTTTATTTCTGTTTCTTTTACAATCTCTACGAGACCCCAATCAGATAATAACTTAATGATTCTATTTCTTCTTTGTACATCATTGTCTGATAGGTTTGCTTTCTTTCCGTCTAATGCAAATAGTTCTTTAAAATGTACAATGTAGTATTGTCCTTTCTTATGGAGGATGTGGCATGATTGATAGAGCTTTCTCTCTTTACGAGATGCTACTCCTATCCTTGTAAGTGTTTCACGAACTTTCAAAAAATCATCAGGTTCTTTGAGGTTCACTTCAATCATATTATCTTTAGTCCATTCCACTTCATTCATCTTCTCTTACCCCCTTTGTTCAGTTTGGATTTAATGTAGTCTAGTTGTGTAGGAGATAGGATGCGTAATGCTTGCTTTGCCTTTTCATTACTATAACCATAGTATTGTTTGACAACATCAAGATCTTTCACCTTATCCTGCTTGCCCCAAGGAGAGAATCTCTTCCTAGGTCTGACTATATGTATATAAAAATCATACTGTAAACGCTTATCAATCTCAGGGTGTATGTTCATCTCATTGGCATACAATACAGTATCCATATGATGTGACATGCACTTGTTGATTATGTAAGGGGGATAGTTCTTTTCCCAACCAGGATCTTCAGTTTTAAATACAGACTTCTTGTCAAGGTTGATAGAGTTGAGGTATGCTGAGAGAGGATACCGATCATCATATGCCATAATTTAGTAGTAAGAGTTCTTTACGTTTTTGTTGTTCTTCCATATAATCACCTGTCGATCTCATTGTATATGTGTGATCGTATTCTTGTACCTTCCATCCTTTGAATCTTTCTTTGATCAATCTATCTGAGTTATATGATACCATCTGGTCACAATCACATGCTGCACATTTACGATAGAATCTATCATGGTCAAACCCTTTGTGCATATCTCCTTTGTGTCCATAAAGATTATCTTTAATAGCATAAGGAGGATCTAAGTATATGAATGCATTAGGATCATCAGTTAATATCTTCTCAAATGAGAAGTTAGTTATGTGCCACTTCTTAATGATCTGTGCATAGTAAAGAAGATTATCAATACCTTTTATTGAAAAGTTTGAGTCACTTGCTTGAGCAGAGAATGATGATGATTCTGTTAGACCACTGAAAGAACATTTATTTACAACGTAAAAAGATACTGCCTTATGAAATGGTTCACTTGTCCACTCATCCCTTTTAAGATAATCCTTTGCATCATTGAAAAGAACTCTAGCAGAAGATGGATCAGGGTGTCTTTGTTTGAGTTGTATTAGTTCGTTCCTGACTTTCTCTCCTGATATCTGTAACTGTTTCCAAAAAGTATATAGTGGTTCATATAAATCATTTACCCATACATCTAAGTGAGGATACATTGTAGTAATGTATATCGCTACAGATCCACCACCTAAAAAAGGTTCACGAAACTCTGTATAATCATTAAAACTGGGGAAGTGTTGTGCCATCTTTTTTACAGCACGAGACTTGCCACCAGGATATCTTAGTGGTGTTTTAAGATTCATTTAAGAATACGATGCCAGGAGGATAGTCACGAAAGTCTCCTTTTGGAGGAGGAACGATAGGTTCATATGTACCTCTAGGTCTTACATCAGGATAGTTATCAATCAGAGCTTCAACTGCTGTATCAAACCATCTGTTCATAGATCTTGCCATAGCACGATAAGATGTACCGACATATATTTGTCCTGATACAACTGCTATAGTTGCTATACCCCAGAAAGAATAATACCATCTGGATTTTACTTGTGCTCTCACACGTTCACGTTTAGTCATCATGATCATCCCAAGGATCTGTTAAATCCTTATTAGTAAAGAATCCTCTTATTATACCATAAGCGGTTAAAATTGCAAATGCCCCGACTATGATCGCAACAAACTGTCCTGTTTGATTCAATCCTGCAAAGTTACCATGAGGTATCATTGTGTCATAACACTTTGCTATTTTCTCTGGATCATTCCATGTACCAGGTAATGTATATACTGGTGGGCATGATAGGAAAAGATTCATTTAAAGTTACACTCCATCATAAGTTGAGTAAGACAGGCAAGAAGATTTACTTCTTGATCTGCTACGAATGCAGATTTATATTGATAGTCAGCAATGATTAGAACTGCTGCTGCAGTGCTAGGACCATCCATAATACCTGTAAGGTTATCGTATATAGTTCTCATGATAGATGCAGGATCTGAATCTAGGTTTTGTTGTACCCATGCTTTCACATCATTGAACTTTTTATCTCTCATGCTTTCGCATAGAGTATCGATTTTTGCATCACCGAGTGTTGCTAATATTCCTGTGTCTATGCTACCTGTAGAAGCATATCTTTGAAGTTCATTTAATGTTCTTCTAAAGTCAGGAAAATACTTTTGGATTACTTCTGCAACCACTTTGTTTGAGAAGGTGACTTTCTCTTTAGTAAGAATGTCACGACATCTATTAAAGAACTCAACACATAATGCCTGTTTACTTTTACCACGAACATTGAAATCGATTACAGTTGTTCTACTGTGTAGAGGTTCTATAATCTTGTTCTTAAAGTTACATGTAAAAATAAATCTACAGTTCTTTTGGAATGTTTCTATCGATGCCCGAAGTAAAAGTTGTACATCTGGGGTAGTGTTGTCTGCCTCATCGATGATAAGGATTTTGTGCTTTGCTCCACCTGTAAGAGATACAGTCGCAGCAAAGTTTTGTGCTTGGTTTCTAACGGTATCGAGGAATCTCCCCTCGTCCGATCCATTGATAACATAGAAGTCTGCTCCAAGTTCATTACAAAGTGCTTTCGCAATAGTAGTCTTACCTACTCCTGCTGTGCCAGACAAGAGAAGATTAGGTATCTCCCCTTGCTCAACAAAACTAGAGAAGGTATCTTTCACATTCTGTGTGAGAATACAATCCTCTACTTTCTTAGGACGATATTTCTCAACCCAGAGAAAATCATCATGCATTTGGTTCTAGTGCGATATAATATTTGATACCGTTGCCTTGAAACTTAGCAACATTTTTACTACTAATAGATACGTCATACGCACCTGCAAGGAGCTTCAAGTTTTCTACTCTGAAACAGTAGCAGAAGTTCTCGGTTGTAGTTCCAACTCTAACAGAGAAGTTATTAGAAGTTTCATTCTTCTTATCTGTTACAGTTAAGTTCATTTCTTCTCCATCACCAAACAGACATAAGTCTGGAAGTGCGTAGATAGATGCTGCCTTATTAAGTTGCCTTAGAGTTTCAGCATCAAGATGAAATGATACATCCATACTTGGAAGTTTAATCTCTTCCTCAGGTGCTTGAGTTATAATATCAGGATCTGCATAGAAGTATCTGGTCTTTGATCTACCTGCAGCATCAGTGATAGTTACATAACTCTTACTATCAGTATTGATCTTTGGTTGATCTAATAGCATAAGACCATTGATGAACATGCCTAGATCATAGATTGCTATCTCAGAATCAAATGCTTCTTCTACATCAGCAACTGCTAAGATGTTCTTATTGATACTTAGAGTTGATAGTTGATTTCCTGGTTTGATTACTATTGATTTATTGATAGTACAGAAGTTCTTTAGAATCTCAACTGTTCTAGGAGTAATGTCAATCATTTGGTTTCTGGACTTTTTAATCGTTGTGTATGTTGGAATAGTTACTGTCATTGTTGTTCTGGTTAAAATGATAAAGAAGAATAGCATAGTGCATTATCTTTAGCATATCATCTTTGGGTGTACCTTTACGATCATATCGAGAGGCATACTTTAGAATATTGCTACGACAGAATGCTTCTGCATCACCACAAGCTTCGATTAAGTCTAGTGTCTGAATATTCCCAGAAGAATAATGGCGATCATACGTCGAGGAGACATATGACCGCACTTCGTCAAGGATCACATCTTCATTGTATTTCATTATCTAAGAGAGTTATCTCAAATATATTATAGCATAAAAAAAGAGAGTGTCAAGCACCCTCTTCTTTATCAAATGCCATTTCAAATGGTTCATCTTCATCTTCAATCTGGTTCATAGTCCAAATTTCTAGATTCAAATCACTCAATTTCTTGGTGGTGATATCAAAATTGAATAATGATTTGACAGGATTAAGAATATTATCTCTCCTTGATACCCAAGAAGAATTGATTCTATTTTTAAATTTGATACGAGAGG